CTGACAAAACCATCTACTTCGGCCTGTATGTCTTCCAAGCTTCCGTGTTGCGACTTGCCATCATCTCTGGACATTAATATAGCGGGATCATTGACCATAGTGATCAAGTAGAGCTGGTCGGCCAGCTGTGTAGTATATCGCTTTTCAATGTCGAACACATAGTCACCACTGCATCCTCGATAGAGTGGAGCATAAATGGTCTCACTCAGATATGATCGAATAAAGATGGCACTAATACCCTGTTCAGAAAGGGCCAACATACTCCTTAATAGCTGATCATACAGCTGTGAAGAATGTGTTATATGCTTTTCCCGGTCTTTAAATGGCAGAGCAGAATAATGCATCTTATGGAAGACCTGATCGGGCATGTTCTTGATAATCAGCTCCTGTTGAGTGTCTTTACCACACCGATCGGGTGCTTCTAGGATGATGTATATAGGTCTGTCTTCTTGCATATCAAAAGTCTGTATTGGTGATTCTTATGTCGAAGTCAGTGAACTGTTTAAAATCCGCTTCATCGGCCATGATACGTCGTTCCGTACTGTCACCTGGCATATCCCGCTGTGAGAGCCTATCTCTCCTGGTCTCCATGTCGATGTCCAAATAGATGACGGTGGTCTCCCCTCGATCCTTTGGCTTGATCTTGGAAATACCGGTCGGCGTCATAATGAACAGGTCACAGTCCTTGTAGAATTGATCTCGACTTGTACCGTAGTACCAGCCATTGAATTCCACCCACTCATACCAATAGCCGTCTTCCAATAGGGCCTCAAATTCGTCAACAGAAATAAAGTAGTAGTCCTTTCCGTCCACTTCGCCCGCTCTGGGTGGTCTGGTGGTATATGAGACCCCATACCGGAAGCCCCTGGACTCCAGCACCTTTCTCATGTGGTCCTTGCCACTTGCGGCCTTGCCGCATAATACGATCCTACCCATCAGTCCACAAGCAGCTTGGTGTGTGGATAGTTGTTCTTGATGCTCTCAGTGAAGAACCTGCCCTGTGACTCTGCCTTACACAGGCTATCGTACACTTCAGATGGCACTCCTTCGTATTCGTAAAGTGCCCCGGACTGGAACTCCACCTTAAGCACACCCTTGGTAAAATCGTAAAAGCACCTCTTGATAGTGCTAGAATTGCTCTCAGCTTGCATGTTTAGTATCATCTGTTATGGTTTTTATGGTTATGAATTTCTTTAGCTCTTCGACCGGTACCTGCTTCAGGTCGGCCACTATCTGCCAAGCAGCCTCTTCTGACTCGGCAGTAATATCCCAGGCCCATAAGTGTTTCTGGTCTACTGACTTTGGATGGAATCTGAACATGGGCATCTTATAGCAACGGGTTCATTTTTTCCTGTAGCCTTTCCAGAGGTGCAACTCCGACCTGCTTGTCAACGATCTCACCATCTTTGAAGAACAGTAGGGTTGGAATATTACGGATGCCGAACCTGGCCGCTATTTCCGGGTGCTGGTCCACATTGAGCTTGCCGATCACTGCACGGTCTCCCTGCTCAGTTGCCATCTGCTCCAATACCGGCCCGACCATCCTACAAGGTCCACACCAAGAGGCCCAAAAGTCTACCAATACCGGCTTGTCTGAGGCCATCACCAGCTGGTCAAAATTCTCTGTTGTGAGTTCTACTATCATCTCTTTTCTTTATTGCTTTATATGCGGCCTGGTGGATTTGTTTAGTCCTGTTTGAGCAGCCTCCTTAGCCTCTTGACCGAAAGAGACACTACGGTGGGATCGGCCTCTGGTCGGCCTGTCCATCTCCTTTCATACAGCTGGATCAGCCGAAGCAGAGCCGGCCTATGGTGTGGCCGGTTCTGTTCGGATTCTAGTATGCCCTTCAGCCAAAAGTATTCCTCTCGCAGTCCCAGTCCCATCATAGTTCAAGTTCAAGTGCGTTCTCATCGCCGAATTCAAGACAGTCAATGTACCAGTGAGTCGCACCATCGAGTTGGCTTTGTATAATGCTTCGCCTTCTGGTGTGGCCTACCACTTGATTGATGCCTTCTAGTGGATCTGCATCTAGCCTTCTAGGCCTGATCCACATTGGACCTGCATACATTTGGTAACCGCCACTGTCCTCATCGCAATTGAACAGACTGGGCAGCCTGAACTGCCATGCCAGGTTAAGCTCATCGGCCAGGGTCTGGGGATTCTCTTCCCCTACCAGGCCCGCAAATCTGAACCCAGGATCGAACAGCTCGCTCCGCATCTCAGATAGCCATTGGCCGCTGACACCTGCATGTGTCCATAGGTGGTCTCCGTACTGATAGGCCAACTGGAACCTGTCCGCATTTTCCAAGAACAGCTTCTCCAGGTCGTGCTGCAGTTCCGGTCTATGGCCGCTACACCTCTGACCCTTCACAAAGTATTGTACATCATGGTTGCCTAATAGGAGCACTACTTGGTCGCCCAGCTTCTGCTTCAGGTCTACGATCTCCTTTAGATTGTGCAAGATCACAGCTGAAGACACATCAAAGCTGTCCACATAGTCGCCTACAAAGACGATTTTATCGTACTGCAAGAATGGCATTGCCTCGTCCCAGTCGATAGGAGCTCCGGCCTCTACTGCGGTCCTCCATGTATTGTATTCATAGCAGGATCCGAAGAGGATGAACTTCCAGACATCGCGTCCGTGTATGTCGCCGAGGCTTATTGTCTTCATGATTTATGTATCAAGGTAATAATAACACCTTGGAAGACAGTATGAAACTTGGTGGGCCCTGCAGGGCCTTTCTTGTTATAGATGAGTTACATTAATCATCTATACGATAAGGTATTAAATCAGCAATAGTAAAAATGCCATCTTTAATTTTTCTTATTTCTTTAAGTTTAATTACGACCAAATTACTTAAAACCGACCATTTAGCTCTATCTCGTTCGCGTTCATATCCTTTAACTTCTACGTATAGATCTAAATCTTTTAAATAAAAATCAGGATAATAAATACGGCTACCATTCCAAATGTATTCAAATCCAGCTGTTGGTTTACTCCATTTCAAGTTATTATCATCACACCAATTTGCAAATAATAATTCCCATGAACCATCTAATTTTACACCCTTATATAAAATCTTTTTGACTCTACCATTTATATTTGATCCTGAATAGCTTTCTGGGTTTTCCCGTACAGCTTTTTTCATGGATTCTGATAATTTTTTTCTATGTTCTTTAGTATACTTTCTACCTTTAGAAGATTTAGAAATTTTTAGCCTGGTTTCTTCAGAAACTATAGGTTTAGGTAAACCTAATTTTTGTGCTTTAGTAAATTGGTTTGAATGATTTTTTTCAATTTTACCATTTTTAACAGCTTCATTATAAGCTATAAAATTACTTTTTAAAATCTGCCTATCTGGATTATTTTTACATAATCTTTGATGATTTCTCAGACTATTATCATTTTTACAGATTTTATCACAATAAATACAGTTCATAATTTATCCTTTAATGTATATATCACCAAAGAATATAAAAATTGACTATATTGCTCTAACTAATTTAGTTATTTCAAAGAACTTTTGTAGTCACTCCGGGAATCGAACCCGCAACCCCAGGATTCCACCCCCAGGTACACAATCGTTAAGCTTGCAATGTGCGGCAGCGGTACAACCTACCTAATGTTCACCAATTTACACCACCTGACTAAATAAGTTAATGAGATGCATGCTCTTTACCGCTGACCATTACTGTCCGCCCTTCCGGTCACCCGATTAGCGACAAACACGGCTTCTTTCATTTACATTATTATCCGTCTGTTACGACCTGCCCATCTCATTGTAGTCAGAACAGGATTCGAACCTGTATTTGCGTCCAATTCAAGTTGCTTTGATTAGGGCTGATTCGAACAGCTTTTGCATTTACGTTGCCGTAGCTCCCTTCCTACTACTTAAATCTATTCAACTTGAGCGTCTACCAATTCCGCCATCTGACTATTTTATGCTCTTCCGTGTTCTAAGGCCATCACTCAAGAGCTGGTTATTGGCCCCACTATTTACCAAGGGGAAGGTCGTTGGTCGACCTTAATAAGATGAGAGCTTCGTGCCTTCCACCCACATTCTCTTAATGTGGTCATTTTGTTCATTAGCTGATTCACGTGTGTATCCGCTCTCTCGTGGTCCCACCGGGATTTGAACCCAGATCTGTCGGGTAGGAGCCGACTATTCTATCCGTTGAACTACGGGACCAATGGCTTCCAAGATGTCAAAGAACTGCATCATCAACTGATGACAAGGTAAATATAACAATTTTTGTTGACACTGAAACTATTGTAGTGTTACTAAATCGTTAACTTGTGGTCAGCACAGGATTCGAACCTGTCCCAGCTTTGCCATAAAGAGCCGGCCGTACCGATGCTCAACCTTGGGAGGTGCCTCCAACCAATGGACTGCTGACCTTATTTAAAGAACGTCGTTCCCGATCGAACAGTATAAATATAAGCATTTCTGGCTTATCTTGTACACCTCCAATGTTACCAAATTGTTAACTTGTGACCCAGGCAGGACCAGTTCTACCTCACTCGGGGTCACATAACTATATGAACTTGAATACTTTTTACCTGGCTCGACGGCATGGAATCGGGGACCGTAACCAACATCACTGATATGGGCCACTTCAAATTCCCGGCCAGCACCTAGCCAGAGCCCATCTGGTCTTCTCGTTGAGTTTGCTGGACTCTTGATCATCTTTAGGGTATCTCCAACTGAGATCTTGTTTGCTTCTGCTCTTGTCATTTCTTTTGTGTTTGTTATATGGTAATAGTAACAATCCTGACCGGATCTGAAACCTACATGCTCTGCAGATTCTCGGCTCTCATGCGGGCCAGCAGCTTCTTGGCGATGATCTTGGTCTCCATGGTAAACTCACCCTTGTCCACCATCCAGTCAATGTATCTGGCATCCTGTTCATATACATGACGGAAGCCCTTTCCCTTCCACTTGCCGAAGTTAAAGACCACCTCGGCCTGTCCGTTCACCGTACCCAGCTTGAACTTACCGGACAGATCTACCATATCAGATCGATCATTCAGCACCTCACCATGGATCTCAGAAGCAGATCGAGGCATACCATAAGCATCCAATTGTTTGGCAAAGATCTCAGCAGTGGCCCTGACATCGGCCTCTGCACCATGGGCCCCCTGTAATTCCTTACCGGTCATTCTCTTATAGGTGGATCCTAGATCACGGGGCTCGTACTGGGTCTGAATCAGGAACGGGTCCAGCAGGTTGCGGTCCCTCCATCTGAAGATCTTACCGACCCTCATCATCTCCTCCACCAGCAGAGGCAGGTCAAAATAAAGCATATTATAGCCTCCCAGGTCACAGCCCTCAGTAAATTCCAAAATGGTAGGGGCCAGTTCTCGAAAGGTGGGAGCGTCCAGCAGATCACGGTCTTGAATACCATGTACTTCCAGGGCCTCTGGCCGACTGGGAACTCCTTCAGGGTTGACCAGTGAATAAAACTTGTCCAATTCCTGGCCCTCAAAGTCGGTCTTGATCAAACAAATTTCTATGATACGGTCTTTACTGGTACTCAGGCCAGTGGTCTCTATATCAAACCAGACCACATTTTTTCTCTCTTGTGACATTGCATATATTTTAATGGTAAATACTCCACCGGAAACCCTCCGATAGATCTTATATCGCCAGATGTGGAAAAGGTTTAGTCCTGTGGCAATCTTATTTCAATGGCCGCGATGTCCGCTGGTAGATTGGACATGGTAGCATTGATCTGATTGAGAGTGATCTGTAGCCTGGAGAGTGTAGTTCCAAGGCCGGTTTCGGATTGTGTAGCGGGCTGTGCAATAGTTGTAGTAGGTGTTCCGGCCGCTACTGGCTCCTTAGGTTTCATGGAATTGACGACCTCTAATAGAGACTCGGCCACCTTCTGCAGGTTCTCTGTGGCATCGCTCTCCTTCAGACCATTGATGTTCTGCATCAGCTCAACGGTCGACTTCAGCTTTTCGGTCTCCATGGCATTGATGCCGTCCTTGATCTTGGTGATGGAAGCGGCCACCTTTTCCAGCGGCTCGGCGGCATCACCGGCCTTGCCCAGTGCATTGAATAGGTCCTCGACCATCTCGACTCCGGTCTTCTCCTTGTCGGCATTGGCCACTGCAAGCTGGGTAACAGCATTCATGATGCCGGTCAGGAAGTTCTTGATCTTCTCACTGTCCGCTATTCCTTTACTTTCAGAGAATGCCTTCAAGAACTCGGCCACTCCAGAGAGAATTCCGCCCATGCCCTGTACTGCATCGATGCCTCTTTTAACCTCTTCTGCTGTTGACCCGTCTCCGCCAAAGACAAAGTTCCCAACCTTATCCTTAAGACTAGCTGTTTTGCCTATTGAGCCAAATACGCCTGGAATAGAGGTTAGGATACCCTTTATTGCATTAAAAGATGCACCGCCTTCAGCAAAGGCTGCATAGTCAATCTGGTGAGTCTTTCCTTCACTATCAGTATATGTACCATTAGCAAATGCAGCAATACCGGCGGCTAAACCGACTAAGACGTCTCCTATGCCACTGACTGCATCAATACCTCTTCTTACCTGGTCAGGGCTATACATTCCCTCAGCTCCTGGAATATCAACCAGACCTAACTTTGCTGCAATACCGCCTATTCCGCTGACTGTATTACCACCGAGTGCACCGAATGCCTGTGGAATCGTGGTCATAAGAGATTTAATGTTAATGATGGCCTGTTTCTGCTCCTCAGGACCAATCCTAACCTCATTGCCCTTAGAGTCCACATATCGCATGGTAGCAAATGCGGCTACACCCTTGGCCACATTGACCAGGATGCTTCCCATGCCACTTACTGACTCAATACCCCGCTTAACTGCATCGGGCGAATACATCTCTTCTCCATTTGGGCCAGTAACACCAGGGATGTCACCGCCAAACCCAAGTAGTTTTGCCACTGATGAACTCCCACCTCTTTTACCGCCTATGGCACCAAATGCCTGTGATATGACGGTCAGGGTAGTCGAGATCTTGGTTGCTACTGATTCCAGGTCGCCTCCACTTACCTTATCGATCACTTTAACGAAGTCAGATATTCCATCGGCAATACTCGATAGGGCAAAGCCGGCCATGATCAGAGCAGGAGCAGTAGAGTACATGGCCGCAACCTGTACTGGATTCAGCATAAATGATGTAGCAATGGACTCAATGGCCACATCAAAGTTTGTTAGTTTTCTTCCAAATAGCCCAGTCGCTTTACCTGGATCTGGAGCAAATAATTTCGTTACGTTCTCTTCAGCATACGTATCGGCAAACATCCCAACACCAACGGAGAGCAGCATAAGAGCCACAGATGCCACGATCAGTGCTCCCGATCCCAATATAATGAAGCCGGCCGTGATGGGGTTAATGGCCATGCCGTATGCAATTGACGTGATGGCCAGCTCAAAGTATGTTTGCGTACCTGCAACAGGGTTACCATCTGCATCTGTGCCCTTTCCAGGTGCAAGGGCAAACAGATCTTTAGTGCTCTGCATGCTCCATACTAGGCTGAATAGGACCAGACCTGCGGAAAGGGCAATGAGAGCCACCCCGGCCACTGCAAGTGCAATTGCACCGGGCAGGATGGCAATTGCAGCTAATCCGGCCGCAGCGAAGGCCAGAGAAATGCCTCCCAGGGCAGCGGCCATCATACCGACCTCTTCCCAGCTACCGATGGTGCTAACAGCGGCATTAAATGCCACCAGTCCTATTGAAAGTGCTATCAGTGCACCACCGGCAATAGCTAAAGCAATGGCACCTTGTGACATTAAGGGCAATGCGGCTCCGGCCAATCCAAATATGGCCGCTATGCCGATCAATACACCCGCCATGAGCTTATATCCCTCAGTGCCTATTGTAGATGTTACATAATTGAAGGCCAATAGACCGATGCTGAGAGCAACCAGTGCACCACCGGCAATAGCAAGGGCAATTGATCCCTTATGTATATGTTTTGCAAAGACACCTATAATGGCAAGAGCTCCCCCGACTACCAAGAGTATCCCACCCATCTTGGGAATCGTTTCCCATGGAATGAAGGTGGCGACCAAGGCAAAGACGCCTACACCTACTGCAAAAGCGGCCAGTCCAATTCCACTCTCCTTTAGGGCCTTGCTGCCCTCTTCGATCTCCTTGGCTCCCATTTTGCCCAATAGATAGAGAGATCCCCCGACAAGGAGTAGGGTTGCCACCATTATTGGCAGTACCATCGGCTTTGCCACTATGATCAATGATGCTATGGCCAATGCAGTTATACCAAATCCAAATCCGATCAGACCATTACCTATATCCTTAATAGCTTCAGATCCTTCTTTGATGCCTTTCATCTGACCTACTCTGGATACGACCCAACTTATTCCCCATACGGTTAGCATCAGTACTGGTAATACCGGCACAAAAGGTAGGATCAGGAGCGATGAGAAAGCTATCTTTTTGGTGAAGCTCCAGACGGCATCGCCCATTGTATTGATGGCCTCTCCGCCCTTCTTCAGCTTTTCAATATCCACCTGATCAAATGCCGAGGCGATCCCGACCACAAAGTTAGTGAACTTGGTCATTACTCGGTCAGGTACTAGGGTAAGGATCATTAGGCCGATGCCCAGATCCTTTGCACCCACTCCTAATGCAGAAAGAGCCTTACCACCCTCGGTCAGCTTTTCGATCTCGCCTTTGGCCTTCATCAGATTGGCCTTCACTGCAGTCAGCGGGTCAGCGGTCTTATTGGCAATGTCCTCAAGAAGTACTGTTTGTTTCTTAAGCTCTTCGAGGATCTCTTTGTCCAGGTTCTTGATGCCACTACCGCCACGGCCGACGGCAACGGCCTTCACCATATCATCCAGCTTTTCGCTCTGCTTTTCCAGGTGGTCCTTTAGCTTTAGCAGCGGATCCATTAGATTAGCAAGATTAAAGGCGGCCATGTACTGAGTTCTTTTTACAATTTGGGCATTTTTATTGATGGCATGCTCGGCATTTTAGGAGTCTTAAGAGAACTCTGGGCCTTGCTCATCATATTACCCATATTGTATTTATCCATCTCAGCACCAGTAGACTTCTCACTCTTCTCGTTTCGCTCCTTGAGAATCTCATTGTACTCCTCGATAGTATACTCCAGCTCGTAATAGGGAAGCCTGTCCAGCTCGCTTGGCTGGACATGTAGCTTCTCCATAAGTAGTACCCGAACCTTAAAGAAGTTCCGAAGAGAGATCGTGAATAACGAATAAAGACTTGATCCCGCCGGGAAATGACAAGGGAACGGTGACCTCGGCACCGCAGGTTTCACATGGGTAGGTAAATTCAGTCTTTACACCCACTTTCATCTTTTCAGCCAATCTGTAGATCAGGCTATATTTAGAAGAGCTCCATCCCTGGAAGTCGGTTATTGATGCAAAGATCGATCGGTCTGTCCAGCCTCTCCACTCCCGCTGCATGTAGGGCAGAATCATCAGCATGGACTTGTCCCACGGCTGCTTTTCCTCCTCTTTGGCCCTTGCATATTCGGTCACGGCCCGCATTACTCCGATTGTTGGTGGTGCCATATTGATCACTCCGTGATTTTTGGTCTCTATTGCATAGGACCTGGTCTCAGGATCATAGTACTTTGATAGTAGTGAATCTTCTTCTTGGAATTGTAGATTATTGGTCCTGAGTTCAACACTTTCTTGAGATTTACAAGATCCAGTGCTACACTTTCGATCTTTTACTGGCATCATCAGCCGGTGTTCTCCGTCTTTGAAAGTCAGTTCCCTAATACTAAGAATGACGTAGATCCTGTCTTCTTCAAGCAGGTCCTTGTAAGATCCTCTCTGTGATCCATACATGATCTTGGTACACTGTGCTATGATACCATTCAGTTTTTCATCAATGTCCCGTACATTGGTCTCTTCCATAGTAGAATAGTCACGGATCTCACCAACACGAGCAGCTCTAATATGAATTTCAAAGTCGTCCCTATAAAATTTACCGGCAGATGGTAATAGAGAAAGATCGAGCTCAATATAGCCAGTAAGTTCATTGAGTTTCTTTATTTCTGGATCATTTGGATCCACTCGTCTAAATCGGTTAGGGTCTACATTACCCAGGTCGGTCGTCTTTTCTTCAGTGGCTTCTACACTGATGCCCTCGGCCGCTTCAAACTCCTTTTTAATGCTTTCTTCGTATTCGTTGTTCATGTCTTACTTGATTTTGAATTGCTTTTCTGTTCTTGTCTCTTCTACGATGTGCTCGACGATCAGCTGTCTCACATACTTGGAGATGGTCATTGGATCCTTACCCGCTTCCATTGCCTTTTCGATGATGATCTGGTTGAGTTGGGCCTCGTGTTCCGGGGTTATCAACACCTGTAGCTTCTTGGTCAGCTTTCTCTTCTTTGGGATCAGCTCCTGGATGCTCTCATTATAGCCGTGCAGTGGCACGTCTGCATTGTACTTTCGGATCCAGTGCTCCAACCTGGTCATTACCCTGCCCAGATCTGCATCATCGTCGAACTCTTCCAGGATCTCCTTTTGGAACATGTCCCTGCCGAGGTCTTTCAGGGCCCTGGTGATATACTTGCCGGATCCCATGAAGGCCGGAT